ATGTGGTCTGGAGGTGCGCACAGGGTACGATATTCGCACGGCGAGTCGTTCCCTGAACTTGATGTTTGCCGAATGGGCCAACCGAGGGCTAAATCTTTGGACGATTGAGCAGCGACAGCAGGTTTTGGATCCAGGCGACCCGCAGTATTCACTGCCCAGCGATACGGTGGACGTTTTGTCTGCTGTTTTACGCACGGGATCTGGCACCAATCAGCAAGACATTACGCTCGATCGGATCAGCCAGAACGAGTACTTGCACCTGCCTAATAAACTGCAAACGGGAACTCCCGCGCAGTTTTATGTGCAGCGCACGGTGCCTGCTGAGCTTTTTATCTATCCAGCTCCTGACACGTCACAGGTCTACACCTTTAGATACTACGGCATCCGCCGTATACAGGATGTTGGCGCAGCAACCAACACAGCGGATATCTCTTTCCGCTTCCTGCCTGCCCTCATTGCGGGGCTTGCCTACTACATCGCGATTAAGCGTGCGCCCGAGCGCATCGGCACGCTGAAGAATTTCTACGAAGAGGAGTTCTTCCGCGCTGCTGCTGAAGACCGTGATCGAGCTAGTGTCTTTTTGACGCCGGATGTACAGAGTTACTGATCATGGGCGGCTATGCCTCTGGCAAATACTCCCTAGCGCTGTGTGACCGATGTGGCCAGCGCTACCAGTACCTTGTGCTTCGCAAGGAGTGGACGGGATTTAAGGTTTGCCCTGAGTGCTACGAGCCCAAGCATCCACAGCTCGAGCCTATTCGTACGGTAGGTGATGCGGTTGCCATCTATGAACCGAGACCCGATATCATTGAACCTGTAACGGTCTATGTGGGAGCTCCAGGCAATTCGTTTTTTGCCTCGGTTGGCATGGTGCCAGAAACGCCCGCACAGGCTATCATGCTGGATGTTGAATTAGGCAATGTTACGGTGAGCCTGTCATGACCTATTCCGAGCTTGTAACCCAGATCCAGAATTACATGGAGACGACGTTTACTACGGCGATCGTCAACAATTTCATCAAGCAAGCTGAGCAGCGCATTTATAACAGCGTCCAGATTCCTTCGCTGCGCCGCAACGTTACCGGGACAACCACGTCTAATAACAAGTATCTTCAGTGCCCGTCTGATTTCTTGTCGGTTTACAGTATGGCGGCTGTTAAAGCCAACGGCGAGTATGAGTACCTGCTCAATAAGGATGTCAACTACATTCGACAGGTTTACCCGTCCCCCTCTACAACGGGGTTGCCTAAGTACTACGGTATTTTTGGCCCTGACTATAGCCTACCCAGAGAGCTGACTTTTATATTGGGTCCGACGCCCGATGCGGCCTACACCATTGAGCTTCATTATTTTTACTACCCTGAATCGATCGTGACCGCAGGACAGTCCTGGCTCGGCGATAACTTTGATTCGGTGCTGCTTTACGGTTCGCTCCGTGAGGCATATCTCTTGAATAAGGGCGAACAAGACCTTGTGGCCAACGTTGAGGCGAAATACGCTGAGGCAATGGCGCTGCTTAAACAACTCGGCGATGGCAAGGAGCGCCAGGATGCTTATCGTTCTGGCCAAGCCCGAGTACCGGTGACAAGCTGATGGCAATCGTACAGACCCCCTGCACAAGCTTTAAGCAAGAACTTGCTCAAGGCGTGCATAACTTTTCCGCCGTGGGCGGTGATGCGTTCAAGCTTGCGCTTTACACCAGCGCCGCCACACTCGGGGCTACAACTACTGTCTACACCTCCGCAGGCGAGGCAAGTGGCACGGGTTATTCGGCAGGAGGCATTGCGCTCACAAACGTGGGCGTGGCCACCAGCGGTGTTATTGCTTATTTGAGTTTTGTTTCACCAGCAGTTTTTACGGGCGTCACGTTGACTTGCCGTGGGGCGTTGATTTACAACAGCAGTAAGTCGAATAAAGCTGTTTGCGTTTTGGATTTTGGCGATGACATATCCGCTCTTGGCCAAAACCTAAACGTTACATTTCCCCCTGTAAACTTGACTTCAGCAATCATTCGGATTAATTAGGAGTTCATCATGAAAGATCTCGCACGTAAAGCGGATCGTTTTGAAGCGACGGTTGTGAACGACGCTTCAGCGTCGGGTAGTGTATCGGTCGGTGGTGTGTTCACCGTTGAATGCTACGACGCAGCCGGTCAATTGAAATGGAAAGACGAGTTCCACAACCTTGTGGTTAATCAAGGTTTGAAGGACATGAACGATAAGTATTTCACGGGGTCGGGATACACGGCTGCGTGGTACATCGGGTTAATTAATAACAGTCCTTCTCCCACGCTTGCTGCTGGCGATACGGCCTCATCGCATGCCGGATGGGCAGAGTTCACGGGTTATTCGCAAGCCAATCGCCCCACGTTGTCGTTCAGTGCTTCCACGACGGCAGATCCTTCGGTGATTTCTACGGCTTCTGCGGCTGCGTTCAGTATCACTTCCACGGCTACGATCTACGGTGCGTTTGTTATTTCAAACAATACCAAGAGTGGTACGTCGGGTGTGTTGTTTTCAGAAGGCGCATTTGCTGCGACCCGTTCCGTAGTGAATGGTGATACGTTAAACGTGTCGTACTCTTTGTCTAACGACGCTGCGTAAGGATAAATCATGGCTGCAAATTTCAGAGTGGGTGAGATCGTCAAAGCGGTCGTCACAATCCCCGAGGGTCCAGTGCTTCAGATCGGTGTTGACCAAGAAGGCAACATTACTTACTTGGTTGAGTATTTGGAAAACGGCCAGCAACAACAGCGTTGGTTTGCTGAAGCTCAACTAGTTGCGGTGACCTGATGGCTTTTGTTGTTGCTAACCGAGTCAAGGAAACCAGCGTTACGGCGGGTACTGGGACTTTGACGCTTGCTGGTGCTGTGACGGGTTATCAGTCATTTGGCTCGGGGGTCGGTAACAACAATACGACGTACTACACCATTGAAGATCCGATTGCCGGGACTTGGGAAGTTGGTGTGGGTACTTATAACGCCAACACACTAACCCGCGACACGGTACTGGCTTCAAGTAATGCAGGATCGCTTGTGTCGTTTGCTGCTAATACGAAGTTTGTATTTGTTGACTTCCCATCCAACGCAGCGTTTTTCAATTCACAAGCTTACGCGTGGTTTAATTCGTAGAGGTCACTATGGCTGTATTAGTCCTTGACTCCACCCTAAAGACGATCAAAGCCAGCATCGCATCCACGTCGGCTTCGGTTTACTTCACGGCCCATTACGGTGACTCAAACGGTACGACGTTTTCCAATGGTGAGAATGACGGCACGTTTGCTACGTCCCCACAGACGCTTGTTGCTGCACCATCCAGCGGATACCAGCGAACGATCAAGTACATCTCCATCCAGAATGGATCTGCTTCTGCGGCAACGGTAACGGTCTATTTGGACAACAACGGTTCAACAAGAAACATCGCAGTCGTTACGCTTAACGCTGGTGATACGTGGTCCACGGACGGTACGTTTGATACAAACGGATCGTTTAAACAAACAGTCGGCACGGTTAATGTATCTACGGTAACGGGGACGCTTCCCGTTGGTAACGGTGGAACCGGAACGACTTCACTAACAGCCAATAACGTCATCCTTGGAAACGGTACATCGGCGGTTCAGTTTGTTGCTCCAGGTACTACAGGCAATCTGCTGACTTCTGACGGAACAACGTGGTCAAGTTCTGCGCCTGCTGCGAATGTTTCAACCATCACGTTCGGTACAACGGGGTTAACGCCATCTAGTGCAACTTCTGGTGCGGTCACTGTTGCTGGTACCTTGGTTGTTAGTAATGGCGGCACGGGACTAAGCACTACGACAGCTTATGGGCTTATTGCAGCCGGTACGACAGGAACCGGTGCTTTCCAGCAAGTTTCGGGTACAGGCACGTCGGGGCAGGTTCTTACTTCTAACGGTGCTGGTGCATTACCTTCTTGGCAAGCTGCTGGTGGCGGCGGTATTACAACAGGCAAGGCTATCGCTATGGCGATGATCTTCGGGTTCTAGGGGTTAAATCATGGCAAATCCAAATATTGTAGCGGTCACCAGTATTTATGGTAACTCCGCATATGTCATACCAAGTTCTGCTGCGACCAATACTACGAGTTGGACTTATAACGGCACGACATCACTTACTGGCTTAACGCCAGCGGCAAATACAGTCAACCGGGTAACTAGCATTACGGTTTCCAATGTCACATCCTCTGCTGCGACTTGTACGGTAGCAATAGGAAACAACGCAACATTTGCCAGTGCCACGGTAGTTTCGTACTTTGCTTACCAGATCACGGTCCCTGCTGGGTCAAGCCTTGTGGTGGTGGATAAGACCAATAGCTTTTATGTTACGGAGAACCAATCAGTTGCGGTTCAGTCAGGTACGGCTAGTGCCTTGACCTTCCAAGCGACGTTTGAAGCTATTACCTGATAGGGTGATCTATGCCGATTGATCGTAACGGCGGACAGTACATCACCGCAAACCCTCAGCAGCCCACGCAATCCTCTGCGCCGGGAATCTGGGATATAGACGAGCAGGGCAGCGCTCAAGCTGCTGGCCGTTGGCCTCTACCGCCTAATGTCATACAGAGATCGCTGCGGTTTAACAGTGCGGATACAGCGTATTTGAACAGAACTCCAACGGTCGCTGGAAATAGAAAAAAATGGACGTGGTCAGGGTGGGTAAAAAGAAGTGCATTAACCACGGCAAGACTCGGATTGTTTTCGGCTGTTTCGGGGTCAGAAACTCTTGATATTGCATTTGAAGGAAATGTTGGAGCCGCAGCGGATTCTTTAAGATTTGTTTATTACACAGGTTCGGCGTTAAATGGCAACCTAGTAACCACTGCTTTATACAGAGATCCTTCGGCGTGGTATCACATCGTTGCTATATGGGATACCGACAATGCAACGCCAGCGTATACGATGCGGCTATATGTTAATGGCACAGAAGTAACCTCTTTCAGCACATCAAGCTATCCTTCAGCCGGAACATCTGCGTTAGTTAACAATACAGTACCTCATGCTATAGGACGATATAGCACCACAACTAATTATTTTTCTGGCTACATGACCGAAATCAACTTCGTTGACGGCCAAGCCCTAACCCCGTCATCGTTCGGCCAAACAGACGCACAAACAGGTCAGTGGATACCCCGAGTGTATTCGGGCAGTTACGGTACCAATGGCTTTAGGTTGCAGTTCCTTGATAACAGTGGAACGACTGCGACAACGCTTGGCAAAGATACATCAGGATTGGGTAACAACTGGACACCCAATAACTTCTCTGTAGCCGCAGGGTCTGGTAATGACTCCTTGCGCGATGTGCCGATGAACTACTACAGCCCCGACAACGGCCTTGGTGGTGAGGTGATCGGGAATTACTGTACGCTGAATCCGTTGGCAGGAAGTACCACGGGGACCATAACTTATAGCAATGGAAACCTTGACTTTGTCCTTGATAGATCCGTTTCCAATCCGTGGGTAACCTCTACGTTTGCCATACCAACCTCGGGTAAATGGTACTTTGAGGTGAGTCAAACTGCGGCGAACACGGGGACGACTGCATATGGATATGCTGGTTTAATTGATCTTGCTACGCTCCGTTCAAATGCAACGCCTACTGAAGTAAGGTCTTACATTTTTTCCAGCGGCAACAAAACAACAACATACGCAACATCAGGATCGGCGTATGGAAGTGCGGTTGCTTTGGGGGATGTTGTTGGCGCTGCTGTTGATATGGATGCAGGGACGATTGTCTTTTACAAAAACGGGGTGAGCCAAGGAACGGCATACACGGATCTTGTTACTTCCGGTAAAACCTGGGGGTTCAGCGCATTTTTGGGCGGCAATAATACAGGAACCTTTTGGGTCAACTTCGGCCAACGCCCATTTGCTTACACCGCACCATCAGGATTCAAAGCCCTTTGTACGCAGAACTTCTCGGCACCGAGAATCGGTAACGTCGCAGTAGCGCAGGCGAATGATTACTTCAATACTGTGCTTTACACCGGCACAGGATCATCGTTATCGGTGACTGGCACAGGCTTCCAGCCTGATTTTGTTTGGATCAAGTCGCGGTCTGCTGCAACCGACCATGCTTTATATGACGCTGTAAGAGGGGTCCAGAACCAGCTTGAAAGCAATACCACAACGACAGAAACGACGGAAACCACAGGTCTAACAGCCTTTGGAGCGGATGGCTTTACGGTTGGCTCACTGGCTCAGGTCAATACCAACACAGCAACTTATGTGGCTTGGCAGTGGAACGCTGGCGGCTCAACGGTTACGAATACGTCCGGGTCTATTACAAGCTCGGTAAGAGCCAGTCAGACGGCTGGGTTCAGTGTGGTGACCTATACGGGTACGGGTGCCAATGGCACAGTCGGTCATGGATTAAGTAGCGCACCACAATTCCTCATTGTTAGGAATAGAGACACAGTCTACAACTGGCGAGTTTGGCATACAGCATTGTCTGGAACTCAGCTTCTGTACCTTAACGCAACAGATGCAACCGCCACAGATGCAACTATGTGGAATAGCACAATACCGACATCAAGCGTGTTTAGCGTAGGCACCAACGGTGGGGTAAACGAAAGCACTAAAAGGATTATTGCCTACTGCTTCGCCGCAGTTCCAGGCTTCTCGGCTTTTGGTTCGTATACCGGCAATGGTTCCACGGACGGTCCGTTTATTTACCTCGGGTTTAGACCGGCTTGGATCATGATAAAGCGTTCTGATGCCATAGAAAACTGGAACTTGTACGACAATAAGCGCAATCCTTACAATGTTGCGGACCTAGAGCTATATCCAAACCTTAGTAATGGTGAAGGAACTACTGCTGACAGAGATTTTTTGTCAAATGGTTTCAAGATCAGAAGCACTAACGCAGGCAGAAATGCCAGTGGCGGCACATACATCTACGCCGCCTTCGCAGAAATTCCCTTCCAGTTCGCTAACGCCAGATAAGTCATGAGCAAATTCACAGGCAATATCATCCGTCTACCAGCGGTTACGCCGACTCAGAACTCAGCGTCGGGCGTTTACACACTTGATGACCAGTTCACCGCGCAGTCATCGGGAACATGGCCGATTGTTCGGGATCAATACTTCAACTACACCACGTTATTGCTGACAGGTGCAGTGCAGGGTACAGCCTATCCCAATCCCGTCACACAGCCCTACAGCTTTCTGTCGGATGCCAGTACGAATAACTTTGTTGTCTCGCCTAACGGTGACGTGAGTGCAAGACCGTTTAACCCGTATCTGAATAATTACAGTAATTATTTTGATGGCACGGCCAACGGTTCGTTACGCGCAGACTCTACGGCAGATACGAACTTGAGCGGGGATTTTACAATTCAGGCTTGGGTTTTTCCGACAGCAAACGGTCAATCAAGCAATTCAGAGATAATTAGCCGAGGCGCAGCTACTACCCTAAATGGTTGGCGTTTGGGGTTGATCGCTTCAACGACTCAGCTATTTTTTGGTATAAATTATGCGTCATCAGGAAACACTTCTACCTGTACACAAAGCTCAACAAACATACCGCTTAATCAATGGACCTACGTTGCCGTAACAAGAAGCGGTAACACATGCCGTATCTATATTAATGGTGTACTTGACACAACAAATACTGGTTTCACCGGCACACCAACGGTAAGCGGCACTGAGTATGTTTATGTTGGGCGGGGTTCATACGATACAACTAACCGTCAATTCACCGGTTATGTAACCAATGCTTCAATCATCAAAGGTACGGCGTTAACTACGTTTAATCAAACTCAGCCGCTTGCTACAGGCACATCGGGTCAGGCATTACTTACCTGTACGGCAAATCGTTTTATTGATACCAACACAGCAACAACGGCAAAACTATTAACCGTTGGATCTGGTGCATCCGTCTCGCAAAATTCCCCATTTGTCAGTTACGACACGACCAATGGTAGTGGGTATTTTGATGGGACGGGTGACTTCTTATCTTTGCCGACAAATACTGCAACCGCTTTGGGTAGCAGTAACTTCACGGCTGAAGCATGGGTATACCCAAACGGAGCGCCATCTTCACCCGGACAAATTATTGGTTCATGGGATGGAACAACGACTTTATCGTGGACACTTAACATATCACCCGGCGGGGCCGTCGTTTTTGGTTTTACAACGACTGGTAATTACGATCCTGCAAAAGAATTTGTGTCCGGCAATATAGTTACGCCAAACGCTTGGAATCACATTGCTGCGGTTAGGACAAGCAATACGATTATTGTGTACGTTAATGGTGTTGTCGCCATTAACCAAACCATGAGCGGGACAGTTTATAGCGCTCCTAACAACACCAAAGTTGGCTCCAATGGTCAGCCGCAAGCACTCAAAGGTTATATAACCGACGCTAGGCTTGTTGTCGGATCGGCCGTTTATTCCGGCACTTCAACCACAACGCCGAATTTCACACTGCCAACGTCCTCACTCCAAGCAATTACCAACACTCAACTCCTTACCTGCCAAACCCGCGCTCCAGCGACGAACAACGGTTTTATTGACAGCAGCCCTAACAACTTTGTCGTCACGAGAAATGGGAATACGACGCAGGGATCGTTTAGTCCGTTCAGTCTTACGGGGTGGGCGAACTATTTTGATGGAACCACGGATTATTTAAGTATTGCAAACAATGCCGCTTTGCAATTAAGCAATTCAACAGCGTGGACGGTTGAATTATGGTTTTATGCCACAGCCTTATCCAGTGAAAAAGCGATTTACAATGGTTTCAATCCGTCAGGCTCACCTAATTACAATGGGTTTGGATTGAACTTAGGCTCAAACGGTCAGCCAGCAACAACATTAATGATGTATGACGGCACTAACTGGACAAATATTGCAACCGTTTCAGCTAATCAGTGGTATCACGTTGCAGTTTCGTATGAAGGAAGCGGCACTACAAGACGTTGTTTCTTAAACGGCGTATTGCAAGGAAGCGCAGGAACCGTCCCATCAACAATTACAAACACAAGCACCGCAACTGCAATAGGCGCTTTGTCTAACGGCAATTTCAGTTTCCCTGGTTATATTTCAAACGTAAGGGTTGTTAAAGGCCAAGCCCTTTACACAGGCGCGTTTACACCTGCAACGTCAGCATTGACCGTTAGCACGGTAGGGGCAACTGGCGCGGGAGTTCCTACGCAAACCATTACAGGAACGGTTTCGCTCCTTACTTGCCAGTCTAATCGCTTTGTTGATAACAGCCCCAATAATTTCACTGTTACCAAAAACGGTGACACATCCGTCCAAGCCTTTTCCCCCTTCGCACCAGCGCAATCCTACATACCAAGTCAGATCGGTGGCAGCGGGTATTTTGATGGGACGGGGGATTATTTGACCGCTCCAAGCAATATTGTTGATTTTGCAGCAGGGCAGGCTTTTACTGTGGAGTGCTGGGTTTATGTTTCATCCATTTCTACATCCCAAGCTATTACTGCAAGCGGCGCGAATACTTTTTCGTTTGCAATTTCTGGAGGCCAAGTTCTTTACGGAAAATCAGGAGTTATAGATCTTTTGGTAGGAACAATGGCTGCGGCCAATCAATGGGTGCATATTGCAGTTGGTAGGAATTCCTCAAACACATCAAGACTATGGGTCAACGGAACAAGCGTAGCCACCTCTGGTTCAGATACTTATTCATTTAACGCTGCAACCATGTACATTGGCTCTAATTCAAATCCGGCAGCTTACTTGAATGGTTACATGGCAAGCCTCCGTGTTGTAAAAGGAACTGACGTTTACGGAGTTGCTAACACCACCATCACAGTCCCAACCGCACCACTAACAGCCATACCCAACACCTCTCTCCTACTCAACTTCACGAATGGCGGGATTGTAGATGCCACTGGGAAGAATAATCTGGAGACGGTGGCAAATAGCGGGGTGCAGACATCGCAGGCGAAATGGTCTCCGGGGAGTATGTACTTTGATGGGACGACCGATTATCTGAAAGCGCCAACTTCTGAACTATGGAATCTTGGATCAGGTGATTTTGCTGTTGAATTTTTTATCCGGTTTAATTCCATAGGAGCCGCCAGCAATGCAATTGTCGGGAAATGGGGTAGTGGTGCTGGAACATACGCTTGGATTATTCAGATAAATTCATCTCAGCTTACTTTTTACACTGGTAATAACGGAACGCTAGGGTCGCAGCTAACATTTGCGTGGACGCCATCTGCCAATATTTGGTATTTTGTTGCTGTCTCCAGAACGAGTGGAAACATAAGGGCATATGTTGATACGAATCAAATCGGTACAACACAACCAAATTCCCACACGTTAAGTTCAACGGCTGGTTTATGCGCCATTGGTGAAAATTTAGACGGTGGCGGTCAGTCTCAATTCATAAACGGATACTTAGATGATCTGAGGATTACACGGGGCTACAACCGTGGTTATTCAGGATCAACAATCACCGTCCCCACCGGACCCTTCCCACTAGGCTAATCATGTTCGGCACAGCGCCATTCGCAGCAGCACCATTCTCAGGTACGTTAACCACGGGAGGGTTTTACTCGGATGCGCTGAATGACACCATCACACTTACAGACACGCTAACCACGACGCTGGACTACAACAACAGCGTTGATGACACCATCACACTCACTGATAACCTGACCTCTCAGGCTACCCTTTCGGTCTTCACGGAAGACACCGTCACACTGAGTGATACCTACACAGCCGGTGCCGATTTCGTTAGCGCGTTGCTTGAGTCTATTAGCTTGCTGGATTCCCTTGAGTCAGGGCTGGACTTCTTTAACACGGTCACTGATACCGTCACGCTCACTGATGCTTCAACCAACACGGTGTCTTACAGCGATGCCACAACGGACAGCATCACGCTCACCGACTCGCTTGCTAACACGGCAGACTTTGTTAACAGCCTGACCGATACCGTTACGCTTGCAGATACTTCTACGGTCACGGCGGATCTTGTTGCGGCTCTGACTGACACCATTACGCTGACTGATTCAACGACGGACTTCATTACCCAAGATATTTACCTGAATGACTACATTACCGTCTCGGATCTTTTCATTGGCGGGCCTCAGTTCTCCAATAGCGTTGCTGATTCCATCACGCTCACCACGTCACTAACCACCCAGTACGACGCCTACCCAACACTTGCTGACACCCTGACTGTTGCCGATACCCTCTCGGCTGGGCTTGATTACGTCATCGCAACAGCAGACAGCATCTCAGTTACGGACTCGGTGGTCACGGGCGGTAATACGTTCTCGGTAACATTGGCCGATACCATCACGGTTGATGATGACTACACGGGCGGTATTGTGTTATCTGATTCAATCTTGGAAAGCCTCTCGGTCTTTGCTACAGTCAACGGGTACTTCTTCTGGCAGGACATTGACGATACGCAGTTTGCCAATTGGACCCAGATCAACAACGTACAAAGCGCCGGATGGGTGCTGATTAACACCAATAGTTAGGACTGCTATGGCAACAAACTATACAACCGTACTGAAGCTAGCCCTCCCCACGACGGGTGAGCTGGTCGGATCTTGGGGTTCGGTGGTTAATAACCAAATCACGCAGATGGTTGAGCAGGCGATCACAGGGATTGCCACCATCAGCACTTGGTCCGGGGCGAGTCATACACTGACCACGGCTAACGGGTCAACATCCGAATCGCGTTGCGCTATTTTGCAATGCTCAGGCGCGCCTGGGGCAGCAGCAGAAGTCATTTGCCCTGCACAGTCCAAGATCTACATTGTCCGAAACGGTGTTACAGGCGGCTATACCGTCACACTGAAAACATCGGCTGGCACAGGGATTGCAGTTCCCAACGGTAAGGTTATGTGGCTTTATTGTGATGGCACGAACGTTGTTGAGGCGACAAATCACCTTGTTTCTCTCACGCTTGCCACGCCGCTTGCCGCATCCTCTGGCGGTACAGGGGTAGCTAATAGTTACAACATCAACCTTGGTGGAGCGTTAAGCATCTCAGGTGCGTTGTCAGTCCTTGGTAATGACGCAGTAACGATCAATACCTCAGCCAATACCAACGTCACGCTGCCCACGTCAGGTACGCTGATTACGACAGACAGTGCCGACACGATCACGAACAAAGACATCAGCGGATTAACGAACAACATTCATGATGTATCGCTCACATCAGATGTCATAGGAACGCTACCCATTGCAAATGGCGGCTTGGGTGTTACGACGGTTCCAACCAACGGACAGATCCCGATTGGGAATGGGTCGGGTTATACCGTAGCAAATATCACCTCTGGCGCTGGGATCACGGTCATCGGAGGAGCTGGATCGCTTCAGATTGCAGCCACTGGTGCGTTGGCCCCAGGCGATGTGATCGGCCCAGCATCCGCAGTTGATAGTCAAATTGCTTTGTTTAGCGGAACATCGGGCAAAATAATCCAAGCCGCTACGACCACGGGTCTTTTGAAGGCTAGTTCTGGTGTGATTGCTGCTGCTGTCGCAGGTACTGATTACGGCAACGTCTCCAGTTCAGACACGGTATCAACTGACAACGCGATTGCGCGGTTTGACAGCACGTCAGGTCGGTTAATCCAAGTCTCAAGTGCTGGTGTCACTGACGCCGGATTCCTGACGGCTAATGGCTTGACGTTTCCCGCAGTTCAAGTTTCATCAGCAGACGCCAACACACTTGATGATTACGAGGAAGGAACGTGGACGCCAATTTTCGGAAGCACTGATATATTTTATGGCGATATAACCCTGACGTATTACACAGTGCCAACGCAAGGCTTGTATCGAAAGATCGGCTCAGTCGTGTTTGTTTCTTTTGAAATAGCTGTAAGTTCGTTAACAGTAACTGGATCTACATCAAGTGCGCTTTATATTGAAGGACTTCCGTATATACCTATATCAGGATTTCCTCTCAACTCTTCGCAGATAACAATTGGCTTTGCGGGTGGCTGGTCAACCAATGCGCCATCAATTGGGTACTTCAACACAACGTCCATTACTACCGGTACAGGCAGCATCGGCTTAAATTATAAAACCTCGCCCAACGCGCTGACTTGGGGTGGTATTACTGGTGCTAATCTCTCCTCTACGACCACCATATACGCAAGCGGCTTTTATTTCACTGCAACGTGAGGTTTTTATGATTAATAAAGAAGTGACTATTGACAAGATTGAAGTCATTGAAAACGGCGGCGTGTTAATCCGTGAGGTGACACGCATTGTAGAAGATGGCAATGAAATTTCACGTTCCTATCACCGGTCGTCATTGGCCCCCGGCGCTGACCTTTCCAATCAGGATCCTCGTGTGCAAGCGGTCTGTAATGCTGTTTGGACGCCGGAAGTAGTTGCGGCGTTTCAAGCTCAGAGGCAAGCTGCGTTGCAACAAATAAACGCTGGCTAATCGCACCATGGACGATAAAACCCACGAACTAGCGGTCCTCAAGGCGCAAGCCAAGATCAAGCTTGAGGAGCTTAAAG